CCGTGAAGACCCACTACGAAGTGGCATCTTCACCCTCTGATCCCGTCATCACTAGTGGTGACTTTGGGAATATGCAGCCCGGTTTTGTAGATTATTTCTATAGACGCCGGAACTGGAAGAGGATGGTGACAACATTTGACAAGATCTGGGCTACTGCTCAGTTCAAGTTCTGGTTGCCACCTGGACCGAAGGATGTAACACTCGGAACGTCGGTTGGACGCAGACTTTTTGGTCTGTATCCTTCTCCTCAATTCGTGTGGAACGCCCTTCCTTGGACATGGATGGCTGACTGGTTCTCCAATACAGGGGATTTGCTTGCAAATCTCGATACTGGAGTAGCCGATAAGTTAGCCGCGAACCATTTCTACGTTATGAGGCATATAGGGAAAACGTATGTTCATACGAACAACGCTACTCTATATGACTTAGACGATGATTTAGTTCCCATATCCGTCACCACGAACATCGAAAGCTCTTCTAAGAGCAGACTTCGTGGTGATCCCTTTGGTTGGGGTACCAATCCTAATACTTTGAATGGTACCCAGCTAGCTATAATGGGGGCACTAGGCTTGTCCAAATTATAGTCTACGCACTACCTAGCATGCGGGTTGCATGTGAGTAAAGCGTAAAATAATAGGAGCTTCTAGTGCTTGCAGATCCTCAAAGCGTTACCATCAATGCGGTTGCTACGTCTCTTCCGCGGACCAGTGTTGGTCCAACGACGAATACGTATACTTCCGCCGATGGTATCACGACTATGACCACGAAGCAGAATACTACTGCATCGAGGTTTCGTCGTGAAGTACGCCTGTCGCAACATAAGGTTGCGGCAGATCCGATTTCGGGCCTTAATAAGGACCTGGGCGTCAGTGTTTATTTCGTCGTTGACGAACCTAAACTTGGCGCTTACTCGGATATCGAGATCGGCTATCTGATCGATGCACTCAAGACGTGGTTGACTTCGGCCAACTACAACAAGGTGCTCGGCGGAGAATTCTGATGAAAATCCTGAAGAATAGTTGTTACTATATTTTTCTTCAGATCATCAAGAACGTCTCCACTCGGCTTCTTCGGCGTAAATTGAAGAAGTTATCGGCGGATACTCCGCTGATTCCCGAGAGATAGTCCCCATCGTGGAGCTAAGCCTAGACGGTCCTGTTTCCCCCATCTAAATGGAGGTTACAGTGAAAAGACCGACCATGCTCGTCGAGGCCATCCTGCGTCAAGCAGAGATGGACCTAGACTTGTCCGTAGAACGCGACATCGTAGTGATACGACGTCGTTGTGAACACGAAGGGTTTTCGTTTTTAACGATCACCCTCCCCACTCTCTCTGATGCCCTCGAAAGAGGGCTTGAGAGTGGGCACTTCACGTGTCCGACATCATTTCGTCGGCACGGAGCTCTCCCCCATTTTCTAGGAGGTTTGCTCAAGTGTGTGTTCTCTTCGAGTGGTGAACTACTCGATGACGCTTGTCCAGAGGCTGTGAAGTTTCTGCGACAAATCTGCCGCTTCTTCAAGAAGCCTAAGATGGAATGTCTTCCCGAAGTTAATAGGGATGCCATTCAGCACTTCATCGATGTAGAAGGTGAGCTCCGCGGGATGACCTCTCACGTTGAGAGAAAGGATATTCTCCTTGATAAGATTTCCGGTATCATCTGGTCTCAGGTTTTTCCTGAGATTGATGGCCTCGATCTTATTTGTCATCACGGGCCTGGGTTCACTGCAGATAGGTTGCTCCCAAATGGGAGAAACCGAATCCGTAAGTGGAACCAGCGCTCCGAGCTCCTCTACCCCTCCGATTTGCATGCTTTCCCTAACTATGGGTTAGCCGCTGCGTTCGGATTAGATACGGGGAGAGGACAGTCTGACGAATTAGGACTTAAACATCTTGACTTGAAGGACGAAGAGTCCGTTCGAGTCGTTTTTGTCCCGAAGACGCAGACAGCACCTCGAGTTATTGCGATTGAACCATCCCATGTGCAATATATACAACAGTCTCTAAAAGACCATGTGTATAAAGTGCTGGAGGAACATCGCCTGACTAAACATTCTATACGCTTCACGCGTCAAGATGTTAATCAGAAACTCGCACACCGTGGTAGTATTGATAAACGTACAGCAACGCTGGACCTGAAAGACGCTTCTGACAGAGTGCACTTGCACTTAGTTCAGAGAATCTTTAAGACCTCAGGGCTTCTCGAGTATCTCGAGGATGCACGTTCATTACATGCCACGTTACCAGATGGTAGGAACGTTATTCTGTCCAAGTATGCTTCAATGGGTTCAGCTTTATGCTTTCCCGTTGAGGCAATGGTGTTTTACACCCTTGTACAGGTAGCGATGCACTACCAAGATGGTAGACATCCGAGTAGTTCGTCTATCGAGCGTTATAGCGCTATGATAGATATATACGGGGACGACATAATTGTTCCCGTAGATTACACGGACGCCGTCGTGAGTTACCTTGAAAGCTTCGCTCTAAAGGTAAACATCAACAAGTCGTTCAAGGAAGGAAACTTCCGCGAATCTTGTGGTGGGGATTACTTTAAAGGTGTAGCCGTTAATCCGGTTTATGCCCGTCAAGTACCCCATGATGACTCACGCAGCTGGGGACCAGAAACCGTAATGTCTTGGGTCGCTACCGCAAATCTCTTCTACATGAAGGGAATGTGGCATGTGGCTCAAGTAATACGGGATATGGTCTCTCGAGTTGTGAGACGCTCCATCCCAGTAAGCCATGTATTAGGCCCTGGAGTGGTCTTCTACAGCTTCTTTCAGAGTACTTCTCTCCGCTATAACGGAGATCTGCACTGCTGGGAGCAGAAGAGACTACAATACTATCCACTCAAAAGAAAGGATAATATCGATGGAGACGAACTCGCTTGCCTCAACAAATGGGCGAATCACACTACCTCTCGAC